ATCGCTGAAGTTAATGTCACCACTGTCGTGCGGTAAGTCACCCGCTTGGTTGTGTCTCCATAACTGTTTGGCTGGTAATTGTGAGACAAACTTACACAAACCCTGCCAATCAGTGCCACGCTCACCATCAGATACCTTGCGCCAATGTAAGGCTAAAGGACCTGACTTTGCATAGCATCCCTTGCCATAGAAGGGACATGTTGATGGACATGAAGATCGCTCAGTTGTAGTAACAGGAATGGGACCTGTTTTAACATTACTAGAGCGAGCTGTAATGTGTACACGCATGGACCTAAATAATAGCTACTCTCATCGAGTAGCAATAACTAGGGCAGGACTCAAACCTGCCTGCAGGTCTTAACCTACTAGCTCAGACTGTATGCTCAAGAGCTAACTCTTGAAGAGCATCCATGAATGTGTATAAGCGATCAATCTCTTGATCATCAAAGTGTCGCATGATGTCTTCATTAGCGACAGCACGATTGAACAGTTTTAACAATGGTTTCCACTCATTGTCAAAGATGTCCATTTTGACAGCACCAACATTGTGAGCCATGATCCTAAACAATAGCTACTCTCATCGAGTAGCAATAACAGGCAGAGGGATTCGATCCCATACATCACGTATGCTGCCTGATCAGCAGGTCGTCAGCTGACCCGTTCAACTGCTTTGGCGAGGCGAGCATAGAGCTTGTCATGCGCTTTCAGTTCCTCGTCTGTCATGTGATTGGTGAACTCTGCCTCCATTGAATTCATCAGCATATAGAGCTGGTCTTCAGTAAAGGTGAGGGTGGTGGTAGAGTGGGTCATGATCCTAAAAGATAGCTAACCTCAGTGGTTAGCAATAACAGGTAGAAGGATTCGATCCTAAGCTTCACGCTTGCTACCTGTCACCCATGATCAAACAAAGCCTGTGGGTCGGCAATTGGTCACACGTGAATGTTTATGCAGTTGTCTAGGTGCTTGCAGCTATCCTAAAGGATCGGCTGCCCAGGTTGTAGGTGTCGGTCACAAAGCTTAACAAAGGTACTTTTCAGCCTTTGGCTGCCTCCCCTTGTCGGTTGCTTGCCTCCCGATGACACTATGAGATCACGGATCGGCTCCCATTACCACTAAGATTTGGTTAAGGTCTGGTTAAGGTTTGGTTAAGGGCGTACAGATTTTGAGAGGAATATAGGAACGCGCCTGCACGCGCGCGTTACATGTTAGTGCCTTTTCCGTGCCTACCAGTGCTTTTGTACTACTTCAGCGTGCCTTGTGGGGGCGGCATGGGGGGGTAGCGGCGGGCGCGGCGTTTTATAATAGACTTCACAAAATTATGTCAAAATTTTTAGGCGGTTCTAAACACTCAACAACCTCAGTCGTTGGTACAACCACCCATCTAACAACCTTACCCTCCAAGAACTGAACCATATACCTGTCAGGGGCGCCTTCAACGCCCCCAACAATAGCCAATGACAATAAAAAACTACACATAATCAGCACCACATAGCTTCATAGACATCAGGCATAGTATCATTAATCAACATTCTACACCCTTCAGCAATCCTACGATGCTCTAATTGGGTCTCAGGAGCCGCTCTAAGGGCGATGTAATGCAACCAAGACCTGATAGTACCATTCATGTACAAAGTCGTGTCTGAGCCCATTGGGAGGACCTCTCGTGCGCACTCTTTAGCGACACCATCTTCAAGCATACCTCTATAGACTTCTTGACTTAGGATATAGAGTTCACTAATCTTCTCATGCCAATGAGCTTTAGTATGAATATCCAGATCATCAATGCTATTCTGTCTGTTCTTAACATCCTGCCTTCTAAGGTAAGGAGGGGATGGGAATGATTCTACTTCTGCATACCGTTGGCTAAACTCTTGGAAGGAGAATGATCTGTGTCTTAGGATCTGAGCTGCTACTGCTCTATTGGTTTTAATTTCTACCACCATATTAGCCATTTCAAAGGGAGACCAATGCTGGTGTTTAATGAGGTATTTAAGGAGTCGAGGGGCTGTTTCTTTATTATGTTGATTAGTAGGGTTAGACACTCTAGCACAGTATGCTATGAGTTCTTCTGCGTTAGGGGTGATGGAAACAAGACGTACAGAATGTGTCACTATTGTTAGGTTGTGTTGGTAGCGGTGTGGTGATAGGTAGGTGGTGAGTGGATGTTGTTCTTATTGTTACCGGTACTATATATGAGTATACATGAGTATACATGAGTATACTAATAGTCTTATTAGTAATAAGAATAAGAGTAATAATAATAAGAACTAATAGAGAAGATGGTTCAGTCGCTTCGCTCCTTCACCTCATCTTCCATTAGTAGCGATTTAAGAAAAGGAGGAAGTAATGTTTGTCTTTTACTTCCTCCTTGACCGCTGTTTCCACACAAGAGGGCACCACTCCCCTTGTTTTATGTGGTGGTTACGGGTTATTTGTCTATAGAAACCCAGTTATAGCCTTTGTTTTTACCGTTTAAGCTCCTAGCTTTTTGTCTTTGAGTGTATGTCATTCCAAAGACCATGTGATTAGCTGCTGATTGGGGGTCATCTAGCCAAGCTTGTTCAAGGTCTTGCCATTCTTCAAACTTACGTTTAGCTATCTCATGGTTAGCGGAGATAGCCATAGCATCTGTAAAGTATTTAACGCCTTGAGCTAGGGAGTCTAATCTGTCGTCGTGTTTAACTGCGCCTTTTTCACGGCACATTCTACTCATTTGGTAGAAGAGCATGTAGAGGAGGCGTTCTTCAGGTGGAGAGGTGGGGTTGGATTTAAAATCCCACTCGATAACAGAACGATCCATAACAAGGCGATGCTGATTAAGGACAGGTTCCAGGGCATCAATGATTCTGTCTTCTTTACGGACATTAGCTCTAACTTCTTCGATGTCAATGTTTTGTTTAGTTTGGATGAGGTGTTTTTTAAAGAGTTCAGCAACAATACCATCACCAAAATTGGTTTCAATTAGGAGTTTAGTAACTTTATATTTTTTACAACCTCTTAGTATGTCCAAGAGTGTGTTATCACTATATCCTTCTCTGTAAGCACGCATTTCATGCACGTACAGGAAACCGTTTCGCTGGGAGATATAAGTTGCTGCTGTTTCATCTGTGCCACGACCCGACGGATCAATGCTGCAGATTGTTTCGGAGTAGGAATCCCAGTTTCCTTGGAGCTGCATAGGACTGTAGAAATAGTCTCCAGGGAGCCCAACAGTGGGGAGGTCTTTGATAATGTTTTGGGGGTCTGAGCACCAGACAACTGACTCAGGAGCAGTACTAGGGTTGACGCTGGTAACGACAAGATCAGCCATTTTAAGGGGGAACTTTTCAGCATCACTAAGGGTTGTGTCCAGCATGAATTGTAGCATGAAATTGCTACGCCCCATAGCTGCTTCACGTTCGATAAGATCTTCATCATTAAATCGTGCGGGGTCTGTTACTGTCCAGGGTTCAGCTCCATTTTCTATGTCTTCTGCTAGTTGTGGAGCTAGGAGTCCTTCGTAGTTAGCTAGTTTTTTAGGGTATCTAGCAGGCCAAACAAAGGGTCTGTAGTTACGTTCTGCTAGTTTACGATAGATTGTGAAGGTTGTCTGAGGTGTACCCAGAAACATAATTCTAGAATCAGCATGAGGTGTCAAGATAGATTCTGTTTCAGTACAGAGCTGCAGGAGTTTTTCTCTCATGAGTTCTGTCATTGAGTTACCTGGCACTTCTACGTCATCAAGAATCGTTAGATCTGCGCGGCTACCAGTAAGCTGACCAGTAATACCAACAGACTTAACTGAAGGAGCTTGGTGAGGTTTAGCCGGTCCAACATCGAACGAAACTCGTGACCATCGTTGATCATCTGATTTAGGTTTAAGGTGTCCAAGCCAAGTTACTTCTAGAATAAGGCGTTGACAAAAAATAGAAAAGGAGTCTGCTCTATCCTTAGAAGCAGATACCACCATAATTTTCTTGTCAGGGTTGTTAAAGAGGGTCCAAAGCACAAAGGCTGCTGTAATCCAGCTTTTACCAACACCACGAAAGGCTTGGATTTGTAAACGTTTAGGTCCGTGTTGAAGGTATTCTGCGATGCAGAGCTGAGCCCGTGTTGGTTGTGGTAGTTTGAGGTGAGCCCAGATAGCGGTAAGGAAATATCTGAAGTCTGATCTAAGGTTAGCCTCAAGATCGTTTGTATGCATGTTATGTAGCTCTCTATGAGTGGTGTCTAGAAGCGCCTGTAAGGGGCCTCTAGGGTGTGTTAGGTAGGATGACACCCTAGAGGAGTTTTAAGAGCCTTCTAGAGGCTTTTAAGCGCTACCACGGTTATAGGTAGCTTGAGCTTCTTTACGAAGGGTCTTGTTTTTCGTTAGCTTAGCCAGGTAACGGCGAGCTTCTTTACCAATTGCTTGGTCTTTATACTTATCGGCAGAGTATTTACGTGCCCAAATCATACGCCCTTCTTCTTCAGTATAAGCCGTTTTACGAGGGGCAGGACTAGGAGCAGGACGAGAAGCAGCAGGACGAGAAGCAGCAGGACGAGAAGCAGCAGGACGAGAAGCAGGAGTCACGTTACGGCGACGTCCTACACCAGTGCGCCCACCGGAAGCTTTATATTGAGCATCACTACGTGCAATATCAGCAGCAGTGCTGCCAGAACGACCAGCGGTTGTAGATTTTGCTCCTTTACTACCACTACGTGAACTAGTAGTGCTAGCGCGACGTCCTACACCAGTTTTACCACCAGATGCACGGTATTGGGCATCACTACGTGCAATGTCAGCTGCGGTAGCAGCAGGTTGGCTGCGGTCTCTACCAACTGTATAGGTACCTACCGGCTTACCTTTTCTAAAACCTTTACTGTAACGATCGTAGTGACTTTCAGGCATCCAATTACCTTTGCCATCAGCAATAACACGCTTACCGTTAAGGACTGCGCGTTGACCCCTACGTACTACACGAGCAGGTTTTTGCTGCCTACGCTGTCGTTGAGATTCTTGACGTTGTTGTCTAGTTTGACGAGAAGCCATGATAAATTACTTAAGTTTAGTATTGTACTTTTTACCGCGCCAGGTAAATGTAGACTTACCTGCTTTACGTGCTGCAGCAAATGCACGGTCAAAATCTTTAGCTGCAGAAGACGTTGCTTTAGGTTTAGGAGCAGGTTTTGCTTTAACTTTAGGTTTTTGGTTGTTTGGACGACTAACCTTTTCTTTACCTTTAAGAGTGCCATCACCAAAAGGTCGTACAGCACCTTCTCCAAGAATCATAAGACCAGCTCGCGCCAAGGCAGGTAGCAAGCCAGCCCCTCCTGCAACCCCTGCTCCACGGGCGGCTGCACCTGCAACCCTTCGTGCTCCAGAAGAAGAAGGAAGTTTATCGCCACGTGCTTGTGGACGTGGGACATTACTTTTAGGACCAGTAGGTTGTTTTGTACCATATCTGTTAGTACCACCCCTGCGTCCAGTATCACCAGCAACAGCGTTAGGTGTCCGTCGTGAAGGACCTTGAACGGGTGGGTTACGTGGTCCTTGTGCTCCTCGACGTTGACCTTGTGCGCCGCTTTGAGTCACTACAGCACGTCCAGACGTACGGCTAGAACGTGTCTGTGAAGAAGTAGGACGTGGAGTATCAGCTGCTGATGCTCTTGAACGTGCAGCTCGGTTAGAAGAGCTAGTACGACGATTACGGTTAGTACGAGACTTTTTCCGTGGGTCTCTATTGTCAGCCATTATTTGATGTGGGATAGAATGAGTTGTTCACGTTGGGGATGAAGACCAAAAGTTTGTCTCATCCATGTAAGCCAGTTGTTACTTCCTTTATCCTGATTGCAGCGGGAACACGCTGGCACAATGTTACTAGTAAGATCTTCTCCACCCAAAGAACGAGGGTGAACGTGGTCAAGAGTAAGTTCATGTAGTTCATAAGTTTCTCCACAATAAACACATTGACAGTTAAAGTGCTCTTTAATAGCACGCCTCCATAGGCGTTTAGCTTCTGGGGATGTCATGGTTATTAGGTTGTAAAGGTAGTGATCAGGACTAGGAAGTAACGGAGTCATGGCTTAATTTTTAGCTTTGCTCTGTTCCTTGCTCGGTTTTTAGACGGGTCTTCACGGACGAACGTGCCCTTCGTGGTTTGGGAGAAGTCTTTACCTCCTTTACCGTAGACACCGGCGTCTCTGCGGGCTTTGGTGTGCTTGACTCTGTATTGGGTAGCAGATTCTGATTGACCATCTTTGACAGCCTTCGCGTACTTGTGACGCCTAGCGGCTGCATTGTCGCGGTAATTCTTCGCACTTTTCTTCAGTTGGGAATAAGGTTTTTTACGAGGAGCCATTAGCGTCGGATTGCTCGTTGTACTTCATCAAAATCAATGGTAGGCATAATATCAGCAAGACCGCTGAGAGCAGAACCCTCAACGGCTACACCAGTAATATCATTTTTAGCTAACCAATCACAGGCTGCTTTAAGGTCCTGTGTAGTTGCTTCACCAGATTTAATGCGTGCTAGAAACTCTCGTGTAATTAAATTATGAAGTTCGTTAAATACGTCTTCATTAGCACGGTTTTTAGCCATTTTTTAATAGCATTTGGTCAAGTTTAGTCTCAATACGGATCATGTGATCTTCCATTTTTTGCATTGCAGTGTCAAAATCTTGTTTTGGAACATATTGTGTTGCAACACGTAGCTCAAATGTATCAAGACGTTGATCCATATCGTTTATTCTATTGTGTATTCTGTTAGTTAAAGCTGCACCTGCCGCTAGCGCAGCTACGGTAGCAGATACGACTGCTTCAATCATTTTACAAGAGGCTTGCTAGAGTCAGGTGCTACCACTCATATTCACTAATGTAACATGTACCACTGTTACTTTGTGTTGTTTTTACATGAAGAGTGGAGTTTTCAGGAACAGTAATGTAAATACGTTCATCTGTTTTTATGTAATGCTCACCAGTGCCATCATTTAATTTAAAATAAACAGGATGACCATTAGCGTGAAGACTTACTTTACGGCAATAATTAGACAAAACTTGGCTAGTGTAAGTATCACCTACTGAAACAGTATAAGCATTTCCTGGAGTGTTGTAGTATCCAGGATGTGTTAAGATGTTATCAATAGTCATCGGTTTGGAAACAGACCGTTACGAACAAATTCAACTGCTGCATCATCAATGTCGTTATCAGTAGACTCAGCTAGTTTAGCAAGCAAATCTACGATAAGTAGTTTGACACTTTGAGATTGAAGAAAAGAAAAAAGAATTGGACGGATAATGGTGATCATTTTATTCTCCAGCAAATTTGCGGTAAGGGGTTTGGGGGTGAACGGGAAAACCGCTCCAGTCAATATCTTTATTAGATTTGAAATTGATGTGCCAGCCGTCCATAGGGGTAGGCGGGGTGATTACTTCACCAGTGTCTTGGTTATAGACACCATCGTCGTTATAAATGGTACCAACTTCATCACATGCCCACTCGTGGGTGTAGTAACTCCATTGTTCTTGAAGATCAGGTTGTTCTTCAGTGCCTACGTTAACGACATTAAGGATTCCAACTGCTTCAGCGGCTTGTTTCCATACTTCTTCAGAGGGGAAACGAAGGTAAGTAGTAGTCATATGGTTTAAAGGGTTAGCGCTTGTAATGTTGCGTCAGGAAGACGCTGGGGGTAGTAGGTGAGGCGGGATATGTGACCGTTTAAATGAGTGTCCGATTGGTAGGTTCCTCTAAATCCAATGGCTAGTTCGTTTAGACCAGTGGGCACGGATGTTGGACTTGATCCAGTTAAAGCTGTAGCATCACCATAAGCAGCATAATCATTTGCTTTGTATCCAAATGCAACCAGCCCTCCACCTGCGACTAAAGTTGGAGCAGTGCCATACTGGTATGAAGTACCAGATACGGTAACGAAGGGTTGTCCATAATCCGTCCCAATGTTAAGTCCAAGTCGATTACTGTTGGTTCCATCGTTTATTGTGTATGTAAATGCAGGATCTGCTGTCGTCACAGAATTACTAACTACTGTCCCCTCACTCTGGTTATACCAACTACTAAAATTACTCCCCGTAATACTTGCAACATCCGCCGCTCGGGTGACGGTTGAGCCACTGGTGGGGATATAGGAGGTGGGGAAGGATCCTGTTTCTAATTCAGCGCCCCAGATGTAAACTGTTTCGGTGCCGTCAAAATCAAAAGTAGAATTATTGTTTGCATTGGTCGAAAATCGAATTGCAAATATCCTAGTTGAAAAAATTTGATCCGTGGTTAAAATAAGTCGATACCATCCGTTTGGAGCTGGAACAATGTCTGCGCTGACAACACCCGTGTTTCCAGTGGCATAAACAGAACCATCCTGCAAGTCTACAACTAACCCATATTGTTGTCCTCTAGGGTTAATCTTAAGATAGCGATATGTCCCCATTTTTGCATATAAGCTAAGAGTCCTGATGGCTGAATCACCCGCATTTTGAATAACACTAGGCAGAATCGCCGTACCTGCATCAGCCTTCATGGTGGATCCAGTTAATGTCCCATCAGGGGCGATAACCGAATTTGGAATTATAGTGGCACTAGTTTTGACCCAAAGCGTATCAGTAAAATCTTGGCTATACCTAAGAGAATTTACCCTACTCTCCTCCACCAACAACCCCAAGCTATTCCCATCACTGTCATGGTCAAACCGTGCCTCGTTTTGCACAGCAGTCTTAATAAGACCATCATCTCCAACGTATGTACCAATAGACCCACGGGTAAAAGTGATCCGTGAATCTAACTTCTTGCTGTTAGCAAAGTCCAGGTTGAGCGACGGTTCAATAACTGGATAAAGATGTTTAATCGTCATAACGTCAAATTCTGGAGTATGGTGTCAGGAAGGCGAACGGGGTAATAGGTAAGGCGGGAGATGTGGATAGAAGCCGCAAGGTCGTGAGTCAAGACGAAGCGGTCAACAGAAGGTGGTAGATAACCACCAGGTGCTGGGACGGAACTACCTGTGTTTAAGTTAGTGTCACCACTTGAACTAGATGTGAAGGCAGCAAAGTCGTCAGTGTTAATTGCAGCAGCAATTTTAATTACTTCGCCCAAATTATTATCTCGATCAATCCTGCCTCTGAAGTAAGAGCCTGCCGCCGTACCTTGATTTGACCTCGTTCTAAAAGACATTTTTCCACCAGCCTGTGAGTGTACGCCTATAGACCAGTAATTAAGATCATTCCCAGCACCATTCCATACAGCAAAAGCGCCCACAGTGCCACCATTGCAGATATATTGAGCGAACAGACTTCCTTCGCCCTGGTTATACCAGCTAGAGAAGTTAGTCCCAGTGATGCTTGCGACATCAGCAGCTCGGGTGACTGTTGAGCCACTGGTGGGGATGTAGGAGGTAGCAAAAGATCCCTGCTCTTGCTGCCCACCCCAAAAATGAGCGTTATCTCCAATGCTACCATTAGTTGAATTATCTACTGAAGAGATTCCAATTTCTATATTTGCCTTACTCCAATTGCTTTGGTAAACACTACAACGATACCATCCGTTAGGCAAAGCCTCGATTGAAGCTGTACCCCCAGAGTTATCCGTACCTATTGTCCCATTAGACAGGTTAAACCAAACCCAAGGTTGTTCTATAAATACCCAAGATGTTGTGCCAGCCTTGGCAAAAAAACTTCTTGTTCGGTTTGCAGTTCCTGCTGTTGATCGATATAAAATTGCTCTACTTGTTGATGTTTTCTCAAATGTGGCAGCGGTTGTAGTTCCATCAGGAGCTGTAGTTGTATTTGCAGTTATTGACCATGAACCGAACGGATTCCAAGAAACTGGGTTACTATAATCAAATTCGTTAGTTCTTGCCTCCTCCACCAACAACCCCAATGATTCACCCGTTTCTGGATCATGGTCAAACCTGGGCTCATTGTCAACGGCATATTTAATCAATCCATCGCTGCCAACATAAGTGGCGGTGGACCCACGTGTAAAAGTTACACGAGGATCCAAACGCTTTGTACGTGCAAAATTAAGGTCCAATGAAGGACGTTGAGTGGGATATAGATGTTTGATAGTCATTGATTAAACTCCAATTACAGTCCAATTGGTGCCGTTATACCAGCACAAAGCAGCGGCTGCACCACCACCAGTCACGGTTGAACCAACAGTAGGTGTAGTTGCATCAGTTACTCTTGCAATCATTCCAATTGGACCACTAGGCAGATCTGTAACAAGCACACCATTGCTAATAACAAGATCATCAACACTAGCTGCTGTTGAATCTTGGTACGCCATTGTCCCAAGCATCCCATTAAGAGGTACTTCATTAGGTGCAGTACCAATATCATGTTGAGTAACAACAGGAACTTGACTGAGGTTATACTCAGTGATTTTAATTAGACCACTACCGTTAGCATCTAGATCAATATCTCCATTAGTGGTAGACGTATTGATTGCATAAGTTTGAACGTCAAGATCACCACCAAGTTGAGGGGTAGTGTCTTCTACAACATTCTCAAACAAACCTGTAAGACCAGAACCAGAGCCACTAAATGAAGTAGCAGTTACCGTACCAGTAATATTTACATTACCAGTACCAGTAATATTATTTGAGTTGAGATCTAAATCACCACCAAGTTGAGGGGTAGTGTCTCCAAGGACTTCAGTAATAGCATCTTGGAACGTAAGGTTTCCAGCACCATCAGTTTGAAGGGACTGACCAATTGTACCATCAGTTTCTGGATACCGCAGTCCATCAAGGACAACATTACCACTACCGTTAGGAGTAATAACAACATCACCATTACCAAGTGTTGTTGTAATGACCTTATCAAGTACATCCAAGTCACCACCAAGTTGAGGACTTAGATCAGAAACAAGGTTAGTAGAATACGACTGGGGATCAATGGTAACAAAACCAGTCTTTTGATCCACTTCAAACGTATCACCAACTTTAAATTTACCGTTTTGGTCAGTGCTGGATTGCCATATACGACCTTCACTTATGTTAATTGTTTGGTTTAGTTCATTAGCAACACCGCCATTCTCAGGCAGTGCTGTGTAATCAGTACCACTACCAGTGTACTCAAACGTATGACCAGAGGTACTGACAAGGGAACGAAGGAAGAAGCTGACAGCAGCGCCGTTAGCATGACTATTAGTAAGACCAAGGTTCTCAGCACGGTTACTTGGATTGGGGTTACTAATGGTAACGTTCCAACCAAGACCATTAGGACTAGAAGACAGGATCGGGTAGATATCACTACCAACCTGTACCATCATGTTGTCCAAAGGACGGGTAGCAGAACCAAACCAGTTATCAACAGGCTGGTTAATAGCAAAGGTAATGTCACCTGCAGTTGCTGCACCGTTAGCTGTTGACGTAAAGATAGCAGAAGAACTCTTACCATCAGCAATCAAACCATACCTACCAAAATCAGTTGTACTGTTGGTAAGGTTTACTTGACCACCATTAAGTGCTTTAGTGTGGTAATGACAGAACGTACCAAAGAAACTAACAAGCTGTGCATAGCCGT